TGGCCTAGTGTTGACTACATCATGTTTTTTTAATGTTTCCAACATTGTTTTTAACCAATTATCATAAACCTGAACATCAGAGTTCATTAAACAAATCACTTCACCACTAGCCTCTTTTATTCCTTGATTCCAAGCTGCTGGCACACCAATGTTTTTATCATTTTTAATATATTTATCAACATAATCAGACCATTTTAATCCTGTTAATTCTACTGTTGAAGCATTATCAATCACAATAATCTCATAATCTCCTGGAGTATGTTCATGGATACTACCAATACAATTACCAGTATAATGGCACAAATAATAATCAATGTTATGAATGGGAATTATAATACTAGTTTTCATTTTAAGCTCGTATTAACTTCTAGAGCAGTCTTAATAAGCTTACTATTACTATATTGCTGAAAAGCCTTCATATCTTTAGGAAAACATTTACCATCAAAACCTCTATAACCCTTATGAAAAACATTTAAATGATTGTTACCAATCCATCTACGCTTATACATAATCTCTTTAATCTTTTCATAATTAGCTCCAGCTTGTTGAGCTGCATCATACAACTCATTAGCATAAACCACCTTGGTAGCATAAAAACAATTAATCCCATACTTTACCAATTCACTGGTTACACTATCTGTTAAAAATATATCTAAACCCTTAAACCTAGACTTATATATACCTTCAACCGCTTTACCAGCATTAGGATCATCTGCTCCAATGACAGCAATGTCTGGATTTAAAGCATCTTTTTCCCAAGTATTCTCAGTTAAAAATTCTGGATTATGTACTATGGTATTAATTCCAAGCTGTTCTCCAAAATGTCTAGTTGTACCAGGCAAAACTGTAGATCTTATAATATAAATCTTAGGCTCACCATGTGGATATTCTTTAATTTGTTTAATAATTTGGAAAGTATCAGAAGCATCTACTCCATCATCGGTAGTGGGAGCATTTAAACATAAAAATACATATTTCTTACGCATCGCTATCTCTTTTAATGTAATCGTACTACCCTTTAAATCAAAATAATCTTCAATACCAAATCTTTTTCTAGTAGCTTTTCCAACCATTCCTAAGCCACCAATCACCACAGAATTAATCATAGAATAACGGCTCAAGTTGTTTTTTGAAAACCGCCCTTAAATTTCTATCTCTTCTAATTTTAATTTGTGTAATCTTACTATCATAATTTCTTAACCTATATGCAATCATACCAGCTGTATCTTTATGATATCTCTTTTCATGAGATTTCATCTCTTGATCTGAAACATCACTAGGACCATATCTAGTGTTAGTTCTACCATCTAAGCCATTCATAACATCAATGGCAGAAGAATATTTTCTAAATATTACATTTGGTCCAAATATTTCCCTAAATGGAGGAAAGTCTTGATTTACCACTATAATATGTCCCATTAAAGCAGCCTCTTGAGTAACCAAAGAATACGACTCAGAAACTGATGGCATTACAAATACATTAGATAATTGCATAAAATCTTTTACTAATTTATGAGGCATTTCCACTCGCCAATCCTCACAATATTCAGAAGTAAAAGTTAGTTCTTGTGGATTCATACCATAATCTAGAGCTATATCTTTAAGCCTATCTCTGTAAGCTACTTTTGGTCCACCAGTAGAATGAAAATCAATCACCACCATTCTTACTTTCATATCAAACTCTTTTAACATAGCCATAGTTTTAATAGCCATCTCAACCTGTTTACCATCATCTAATCTACATGGATAAGTACATATCGCATCACAATCTAAAAATGACTTCTCATCAGCTAACTTAGCCACCATTGGATCGGTCCCATAAAACTCAAATACATCAGTGGGATGATAAACAACTTTAACCATTTCTTCTGGAACCATAAAATTTGTAGATATCCTGGGAACAGAATAATGATTAAAAAATATGTAATAAGAATTTGGGAACGGAACTTCTAATAATTTAACAAAATCATCGGGGAAAATATTAACTAAATTAGCTAATCTAAAGGGAGAAGTTGCACTATGAATCCAATGCAACCATTTAATATTTTTATTATCTTTAGCTATTTGTCTTGCTGCAAAATTGTGTTTAAGACACGCAGGCTGATAAACTACATCATGAGTCAACACAACGCTTACATCTTTCAAAATGGACTTTAAAGCGTCTCTAATATTCTCTACGTCTGATACAAAACTCTCATCTTTTTTAATTTCGTTATGACATGGAACAGAAGGAATAGTTTTAAGTTTAACTTGAGGCAATTTATAAGGATTATCTGGTTGATCATTAGGGGTAAATCCATCACCAACAATAACTATTGGCTCATAACCATGAATAACCAGCATTTTAATCTGGTCTTTTACAACCCTATTTAAAGAATAAGCTTCGTCATCTGATGCAAAGTTGGTGAAAATTGCAATGGACTTTTTTGGAACCTCAACATTAACCATATAAGTGATATTGTACCACAATGGTTTTTTATATGCAAATTAACTATTTGCTTGAGGACTTTCAATCCCTACAATTACACTTGGAGCAGTGCCAGTTACCACAGCATAAACCCCTGTTTTAAACCTAACTCCATCAGGAAAAACTATACTATCAGAAAGATTAGCAGCTTCTCCCAAAGCAGCTCTTAGTGGTCTTCCAGCTGCAATAGTACCATCATATAATTTAACAGTAGCTGCATCAGCTCCAGCCAATAAGTTTACAGACTTAACCACACAAGGTTGAGATATAACTTGTCCAGATGCACTAACATGAGCAGTTGTTGTTTTTAACATAATATAAGAGTTAATTTATTAAATTAAGCTCTACCAAACATTTTATTAGATGTTTTTTTAAGTGATCCTTTTACTACATCATCTTGATAACCCTCTCCATACCATTCTACTCCATCTCTATCAGTTACATTTCCCCTAGAAGTATCTGGAATATTTTCCATTCCCTCTGGAGAACTTTCTCCCTTAACTGGTTTCATACCAACATTAACTACTTCTACAGCATCTAATACTTCTTTTGTCTCATCATCAATTTTATGTTTCTTTTGTATATGTAAATCTAATCCCCTCTGATTGTCGGTCTCAAAATCACAATAAGGGCACTTAAAATCTTTATCCTTCATTAATTTCTTAATATCTTTTAATCTTTCAGGAGCAATCTCCTGTAAAAAGCCATACTTAGCTTTAAGATATTCAGCAAATTCTTTGGGATATGCTTTAATTTGATTAATCTTATGATTCCATACTTTTTTAGCATGAATATCATTAATCTCTGACCCTTGTTTAGGGTTATAAAGCATTATATATCCTCTGCGAAATTCAGATATTTTTTTATCAGAATCACTTTTAACAATAGCGTCTTCGGCCATAATAAAACCTTCTTAGGCAGAAAATTTTTATAATGTTGTAGTAGTTGATGTGCTAGTAGTTGTACTGGTACTGGTAGTCGTACTGGTAGTAGTACTAGTGCTGGTTGTTGTGGTTGATGTGCTGGTAGTTGTAGTACTTGTACTTGTTGAAGTAGTAGTACTCAATACAGCTCCATACCAAGCAGCTCCATCGTAAATATGTAAAATATTACTACCCGAATTATAGAAAACTTCCCCTGTTTTTGGTTCACCTGGAATCTTGGTTCTGTTAATTACTTTACCAGCGAAACTAGATATATGTGTTGCTACAGTGTTAGGCATATTAACTAGTGCTCGTACTAGTGCTAGTAGAAGTACTTGTACTTGTACTAGTGCTAGTAGTCGTCATCTTCAATCCATACCAGCTAGAGTCATAATATACCTCTAAAGAATCACTGGTAGTATTAAATAACATCTCACCCTCTCTTAAACCAGAAACATTTTCATTAGTGGTTCTATTAGCCTCAGACACTACTCTCAAATTGCCTTTAAAATCTGATACTCGTGATGTTTTTTCTTTTATATCCATATTTTATTAACTAGTAGACGTACTAGTGCTAGTAGTTGTACTGGTAGTAGTACTAGTGCTAGTAGACGTAGTCGTCATTGCTAATGCTAACCACTCTGTTCCATTGTGTCTCCTGAGTTGTTTTCTTGTAGTATCAAAAAACATATCTCCAGACTCAACATCAGATGGTACAGACGATTTTGTAAATAAGTGTCCTGCTAATGTGTCAAATCTTGTCATAATATTTCAGGCAGGGGCTGGGAAAACCCAGCCCCACCTGTTGCTATTCTTAACTTGAATAAGCGGACCCATCTCCTTTACTTCCCCAAACACCTCTCCAGTCTGACCAACCATTAGAATACCTAGTTCTAGTTTTAAACAAAGCCATGCCTGTATCAAAGGCATTATCTTGTTTAAATTCTGGCCTCACTCTCCAGAACCAATTTAATTGGTGCTGTTGAGGGTCCAGTAAGAACCAAGCAGTGGTTGAAGACAGATACTGCCAGGAAATTACATCTAACATTCCTTTGTAGAAGTTTAGATCATTGTCAGCAGTACCAGCTCGTTTTTCAGAACCAGTTAATGTCACTGCTGTTTTCTCTAAATCTACAGGAACCAAAATTTGTCTTGCCATTACATCAATCTTCATTCCCTTGTCATCTAGTTGCTTTCTAAAAGCTATCCTAGCAGTTTCTAGGTTGTCATCGGTTAAAGTGATACCAGTGCTTGAAGCATTGGATTGAGATGAACCACCATCAGAACGAGGATGAATGGTTGAACACAAGGGTTTCTCATCTCCACCTTGATAGCTAGTGCTGAAAGCATTATTCAATGATCCAGCAGCACTATTTTCAGCGGTTCTACGTGCAGCTCTTCCAAGTTGAGCAGGTTTGCGTCTAATAACATTGTATTGATCGTCTTCTACCAATTCTTCGGATACTTTAAAACCTTTAGTGTATTTCTTGTGCACATAGGTTACGTCGTACATCTGAACGGGATCTTCGTATTGAATGGCCCCGCCTTCAGAAGTTTCATCGAGATAACCAAACCCTGTGACCCCAGAATCTTTCTCGTCTTGTTTTTCAGAACTATTAACCTTAAAAATTTTCTCCATTACCATAGGTAATTCAGAGAAAGCATCATCAAAAATGGTGCGAAATCCAGGTTCTAATAGATCTGCAAAGTTTGATCTATATGTAGCCATATATTTCTCCTATTAATAACTATTTATAACTTACAGCTTTTTAAGTTTCAGGTTCAAAAGCTGTTCCTTGCCAACTGCTAATTCTAAATTGCCCAGAGGTTCCAGCTCCATCGGGCATAGCCCAAAGTTGCATTTCACCAACAGTAGCACTATTAGTACTAGCATCAATTTGATCTTCATCAACTAACGAAAAGTGTTGACCCAAATCAGCTAATTCCATTGC